TATTTAGTTGACTTTTTAATGTGCGTAGTTTATAATAACTTATTAGAGGACTCTTCAAGGATGACAGCAAAAGTAAATTACCTAAACAACAAGGACATGTTGTTGGAAATACATAGATCAAAAACTTCATATTGCAGTTTTACCGATCCAAAGTATCATCAATATGATATGATTTTGCCCAGTGTAGACAAAATCAATATTAGAACAATCGCAGAAGCCAAACGCAATCAAGCCAAACGCATAGGCGATTTGGAATATGCATCCCGTAAAAAAGCCGGAGAAAAAGTCAAACAAGCAGACTGCGAAGTGGACTATAAAAAGATCCAAAAGACAGATCTAGTGTTTAGGATCATGACTTTTGATCATATCCCACTCAACAACACTCGTAAAAAGAATCCTAAAAGTCTTGCTGACCATAGAGACAAAGTAAACTTTCCGCCGTTCCAGCATTGGAAATTTGATGACACAGCTCCGGAAAACTTAATCTGTGTTGGCAAGAGTCATTGGAAAGGCACGTTGGACAAAGGTCACTTTGACAAAGATGCGGGCCAAATTACTAACACCTTAGCTAGAATGATGTTAAAATTGTGTGAGAGGTATGCTACTCGCGGCAACGTTCGTGGCTACACATATAATGACGAAATGAAGGGTCAAGCTATTTTACAGTTAACACAAATTGGATTACAATTTGACGAAAGCAAATCGGACAATCCGTTTGCTTATTTTACTGCGGCTGTGACTAACAGTTTTGTTCGTGTTATTAACATTGAAAAGCGTAATCAAAATATCCGCGATGACATTTTAGAAATTAATGGTATGAATCCTAGCTACAGTAGAACTGGTGCTGGAGAACATGCGGCGGCTTTGAAACGCAATGAGGAAAATACTAGTGAGTAATTTGTTTAAAAAAGTAGCCTGTTTTACAGATATCCATTTCGGATTAAAATCCAACAGTAGTGTACACAATCAAGACTGCGAGGATTTTGTAGACTGGTACATTGCCAAAGCCAAGGAGGAAGGTTGTGACACAGGAATTTTTATGGGCGATTGGCATCACAATCGGAACAGTCTTAACATCACTACTATGGACTATAGCCTTAGGGCCCTGGAAAAGCTCGGTCAGGCGTTTGATCAATTTTACTTTTTCCCTGGTAATCACGATCTATATTACAAAGACAAGCGGGATATCCATTCAGTCGAGTTCGGTAAGTACATACCTGGAATTACTGTGGTGCATGAACCTACTACCATTGGCAATGTTACACTATGCCCTTGGCTCGTCGGCAACGAGTGGAAAAGTTTAAAAGGCTCTAAGAGCAAATATATCTTTGGACACTTTGAATTACCTTTGTTCTACATGAACGCAATGGTACAAATGCCAGATCATGGAGAACTACAAGCGGCAGACTTACGTGGCCCAGACTATGTATTCAGCGGACACTTTCACAAACGTCAGCAACAGGGCAACGTAGTCTACATCGGTAATGCGTTTCCGCACAACTATGCAGATACATGGGATGACGAGCGAGGAATGATGACGTTAGAGTGGGACGGAACTCCTACATATCATACTTGGGATAATCAGCCTACATTCCGTACACTGAAACTTAGCGAACTAATCGACGGTGCGGATACAATTATTAAAACTAAACAACATCTGCGTGTTACATTAGATATTGATATTACCTATGAAGAAGCTAGTTTTATCAAAGAGAAATTTATATCAGATTATGATATTCGTGAACTTACACTAATTGCAGAAAAGAAAGATATCGAGATTAACACCAACATTGATATTCAAGCATTTGAAAGTGTAGATCAAATTGTTAGCAGTCAAATTATTAACATTGAGAGTGATACTTACGACAAGAATACATTGTTGTCAATTTACAATAGCCTATGATCAAGATAAAAGAATTAACAGTTAAAAACTTTATGAGTGTGGGCAACCAAACTCAAGCAGTAAATTTTGCACAGCAAAACTTAACACTGGTCCTAGGCGAGAACTTGGATCAAGGCGGAGATGATAATGGTAGCAGAAATGGTACAGGTAAAACTACCATTATAAATGCACTCAGTTATGCTCTATTTGGCAATGCGTTAACTAACATCAAAAAAGATAATCTTATTAACAAGATTAATAACAAAGGAATGTTAGTTACTTTGGGCTTTGAAAAAGACGGGCTAGACTATAGAATTGAACGTGGACGTAAACCCAATGTACTAAAGTTCTTTGTCAATGACCAAGAGCAAGAAACTGCTGAAACAGATGACGCACAGGGAGATATGCGTGAAACCCAGAAGGACTTAGATGACTTACTGGGCATGAGTCACGATATGTTCAAGCACGTGGTTGCACTTAACACTTACACAGAACCGTTTTTATCAATGCGGGCTAACGACCAACGTGTGATCATTGAACAACTGCTAGGTATTACTATCCTGAGTGAAAAAGCAGAGAGCTTGAAAGAAATGATCAAGCTGACTAAAGACCAAGTTACGCAAGAAACTGCTAACATAGAAGCCGCACGTAAAAGCAATGAAAAGATACAGGTCAGTATTGACGGATTGCTGACTAGACAAAGTGCTTGGAATAATCAACATCATCAAGAAATAGAAAAAATTGCCCGTGCTATTGTTGAACTTGAAGGTGTTGATATTGAAGCTGAACTGGCCAAACATGCTGAGCTCAAAGCATATGAAGAAAAAGCGGCCGAGCTGAAAAGCCTAAATAAGGAGCGGGCCACGCTCGACAGCGCGACAGCGCAAGCGGAGCGAAGCGTAAAAAAGTACGCTAGCGAGCTTGCTAAACTGCAAGATAAAAAATGCCACGCTTGCGACCAAGAACTACATGATCATAAGCATGGGGAGATGACTGCCGAAGCTACCAAGCACTTGGAAGAAGCACAAAAGTACTTTGACAAAGTCACTGCCGACACGGTTAAGATTACCAAAGAAATTACAGCTATCGGTGAAGTGGCAGCTCGTCCAGAAACTTATTATGATACTGTCGAGCAAGCACTTAAACATCAAAACAATCTGAAGAGTTTAGAAACACAGTTGACTATCAAGGACGGGGAAACAGATCCTTACCAAGAACAAATCGATGAGTTGACTGATACAGCCATGCAGGAAATCACATGGGATAAGGTCAATGAGCTTAACACACTTAAAGACCATCAAGAGTTTTTACTTAAACTATTGACCAGCAAGGATTCGTTTATTCGTAAAAAGATTATTGATCAAAACCTAGCATATTTGAACAACCGTCTAACTTATTATCTTGACAAAATGGGCTTGCCACATACCGTCATGTTTAAGAATGACCTTACTGTTGAAATTACACAACTAGGGCAAGACTTGGATTTTGACAATCTAAGTCGAGGTGAACGCAATAGACTTATCTTGGGCTTGTCATGGAGTTTCCGTGATGTGTGGGAAAGTTTGTACCAGCAGATCAACTTGCTATTTGTAGACGAACTTATTGACAACGGCTTAGATGCTGCCGGTGTAGAAGGCGCATTGGCAGTACTTAAGAAAATGTCTCGTGAACGTAAAAAGAACATTTTCCTAATATCGCACAAGGACGAACTAATCGGTCGTGTAAACAATGTGTTAAAAGTTATCAAGGAAAATGGCTTTACCAGCTATGCCAATGATTTAGAGATTAATGAGTAAACATGTCCAGCCGTCATCAGAACAAAATGAGGAATCTCATGAACGTCTCATGGCGGCTTTTAAAGAGTATTTTAAAGAAAATCAAAAGTGGCAAGCTCGCGGTACTAGACGAGCAGGAGAGAACATGCGCTACTGGCTAGCGCAGATTAGAATTATAGCCCGTGAACGTAGAGAACATGTACAGCAGTATCGTGTTTGGCTGGATCAGGACAAGGCTGAACGCAAGGCAAACCAAAAGGCAGGTGGTCTCCAAGATGATTAATATACATATATTATGTCTTGGTACTACGAAAATCAACTTATAGAAGAATTGCCCGAAGAGTGTGTTGGGTTTGTTTATATTATAACAAACATGCTTACAGGGCGTATGTACATAGGCAAAAAACTAGCAAAATTTTCTAAAACTACTTATAAAACAGTAAAATTAAAAAACGGCACTAAGAAAAAAAAGAAAATCCGCAGTAAAATCGATA